ATACTTAGGAGAAGTTTGCGCTACTTCAATTGTATACCCTAATTTGAAAAACGGAGATTTGCAAAAGTCTTATGGAGTAATGGGTGAAACTGAATTATTAAAGACAATGTTAACTCCAGGAGAGTATACAGATTTAGTAACAAAAGTTAATGAAATAAATGGCTTTGATGAAAGTTTTGAAGAGAAAGTTGAAGCAGCAAAAAACTAATATTGGAAGGCGATTTTGATGCAAATTATGCTCATTATTGCCTTCATAAACTTAAAAAATTTCCACATGAACTAACGAGGTTAGACGTATACGAAAAAGCTTTCGTAGTTGCTTCTATACAAATAAAAACAGAAAATGAAGAAAAGGAAAATAAAAGAATTAAAGCTAGGAGGAGTAAAAAGCGATAATTCGACAATAAACTCCCTTTAATTATTGTATAATATTGGTATTAGAATTAATATTGTGGAGGGATATTGTTATGGAAGGAATTTTAGGTTTTTTAGCTTTTATTTCTATAATAACTTTGCTAGTTAACAAAATGATAAAAAAAGGTCAAAGCAAAGAACCGTGTTGTATATGTAGAAATGTACCAAGTAGTTTTATTATAAATGATGGAAGGATATGCAAAGAATGTTTTCATGAGTTTAAAGATATTCCAAATTTTATAACTAAAATTACAAAAACAACAAAATCAGAATTGTTAAGTTACAAGAAAGAACAGGAATGTAGCGCAGAGCTAAATAATAAGTTTAACGTTACAAAGAGAATTGGAACTTATGTTGAATTTGATCAAGAAAGAAAACAATTTAGAATAATGCCTACTATAGGATTTACTAAGAGTATTCCTAAAGTATATAATTGCGATGATATAATTGAATACGAACTATTAGAGGATGGAATTAGTGTAACATCAGGTGGATTAGGTAGGGCTGCTGCAGGAGGTATACTTTTTGGAGGAGTCGGCGCTATAGTCGGAGGGGTTACTGGTAAAAAGAAAACCAGATCTGAAATAGAAAACTTTAAGATTAAGTTAACATTAAATAATTTTCAAAGCCCAACTGTATATATTGAGTTACTAAATAAGAAAAAGATAAAAACAAATTCTAATAAATACAAAGAAATGTATGAGAAAGCACAAGAGATATTGTCCACTTTAGCTGTAATCATAACTGAAGATGAATTTAATGCTAAGAAAAAAGAATTATTAGAGATATAAGTTAAAGCACTTACTGTTTTGTAAGTGCTTTTATTATGCACTTTTTTAGAAAGAGGGTGATATTATCGCCACTATACAGACAGCTCTTCGGCTAAATGATATGATGACTCCCGCTCTTAGAGGTATTTCTAATTCGATGAATATAGTAATTAGCTCTTTCGAAAGAATGCAGAGGGTGTCAGGAAATGCAGTAGAATTGGAAAGCTTAAGATCTGCAAGAGCCGAATTAAATAATGCCGAGGTTCAAATAAGACAAGTTGAACAAGAAATAACTAGAGCGAATAATAGCCAAAATAATTTTAATGATTCAGTTAGAAATGGTAGTAGTGCTTTTGATGGTATCTTAGGTAAAGCAAAGCAACTATTCGGTATTTATGCGATGATTAGAGGTGTTGGTAGTATCATGAATCTTTCAGATACCATGACCAATACTAACGCTAGATTAAGTATGATAAATGACGGATTACAAACAAACGACCAATTAAATAAAATGATTTTTCAGAGTGCGGAGAGGTCGAGAAGTTCTTACGCTGGCACTGCAAAAATAGTATCACGAATTGGTATGAATGCAAAAGATGCTTTTGGAAGTACTAGAGAAATGGTGGCATTTGCTGAAGTGCTTAATAAAAAATTTATGATTGCAGGAGCATCTACAGAGGAAATGAATTCAGCATTGCTTCAATTGACTCAAGGCTTGGGTTCCGGAGTATTACGAGGGGAAGAATTAAATGCAGTTTTTGAATCTGCACCAAATGTTATTCAAAGTATTGCAGATTATATGGATGTACCTATAGGGAAAATTAGAGCAATGGCTAGTGAAGGTATGTTGACAGCTGATACAGTTAAAAAAGCACTCTTAGCTTCAGCGAAAGAAACTAATTCACAATTTGCAAAGATGCCATATACATTTGCACAATTATTTACATCTGTAAAAAACCACGCATTTATGATATTCGGAGAGATACATAATAAAATACAAAAAACTTTTACAAGTGATCATTTAAAAATATTTGCACAAGACTTTATAGATGCTATGTATGTTATAGGTAATTCTGTTTACAATGTGGCAAGTAGTTTTTTAAGTATATTTGATAGTGAAGGATTTCAACAATTTGCGACTACAATGTTGACAGCATTTACTATTATCGCTCAAGCAATTGGTTTTGTTTTAACAGTAGCGCTTAAAGTAGTTGATGTATTTATGGAAAATTGGAGCATGATATCTCCGATAATATATGGTTTAGCTACAGCTTTTGCAGTTCTGAACTTCCAAATTTTCTTAAATTGGTTACAATCATTATCGGTAATAGGGTTAAATATGTGGAATGCTTTTACAAATACAACGATTGTAACTTGGTTATATGTAGTGGCAACGGAAGCTTTGGCAGGATCATTTGCACTATTAAATTCAACAATGATGGCAAATCCAATTGGTTTTATAATTGCAGCTATAATTATAGTTATAGCAGTGATCTAT